TTAGTTTTGTTCTCCTGAAAAACTTCTTTAGTTTTTCTTTTATTTCTTCTATATAGAAAATAAAAATCCTCTAAAATCTCATTCTTACTGTTGTGGGCATAGGAAGACATGGTGTAATTGCATTGTTTGCTGACGAACACGCTCCTGCCAAACAGTCTATTACGTCATCTGTTTTAACGTCTGCATTTTTGTCAGGCAACAAAGAAATACCTCTAGTAATTCTTTTGAACTTCAAATTATACATCTCAGCAATTAAATAAGAAGCATTTGCACCATCATCATAAAGGAATAGTTCTGAAAATGGTTGATACTCCATTAACATTTTTAAATTCATATATATTTTTTGTTTTACGTTTCTATTATACTGTATCTTTCTTGCAGGAACTCCATGACTTCTTAAGAATTGCAAACTGTGGACCGATTGAAAATCATCATATGTAACAGAAATAGGTCTAAAAATTTGACAAATCGTTAAAACGTCTCTATCAATCTCGTGGAACTGTAATCCAATCCCAGGAACAGGTTTCCATATCCAGACTCCTGCTAGATGAATTTGCCACCTCTTCTCTCCTCTATTATTAGAATATCGTTTAGATCCTACAAGAACCATACAATAGTTATGTCCACCATTTGCAGGATCAACATGGGCAAAATAATTAAATCCTGGTTGAGGTTTAGTGTGAGGCCCAGCTTCTGATTTTACACATCTCTCTATTAATCCTGATTCAAAGTAATTACCATAAGCACCACCAGTAGCCCATTGTGCGCCATACTCAATTGAAAACATGTCTGGATTGCTCTCTCTATCAGTAGTCATCTCCTTGTTATCAAAATCAATGTCTTCATTTGCACACCAAGTGGGCAACTGAAAGGACAATATCGAGTCATCTTTCTTAGCTTCCTCAAATTTATCATAAAATATCCCCTGTCTATTATTAGGAGAAGAGATCATAACAATTCGCGCAGCATTGTATTTATAAAATTTAGATAAAGAAGGTTTAAGTCTATTAAAGAAGTATGTACCTGTTACCTTGCCAGATTCATCATAGAATGCAATTTCGTCAAATAAAATCAATATTGCACTATAACCAGCTAATGAGTCAGGATTACTATGACCACATAATAGAATTACAGATCCATTAACGTCAACGTCAACGCCTGCTTCTTTTTTTCTTAAATCGGAGTCAGTATATAGGCGAATCTCCGAGTTAGTGGATTTTGCAATCTTATTCTTAAAAAATGGGGAGTTTCTTAGTCTAGCCTGTATCTGTCCAAATAAACGACCTGCCTGCGCCTGCGATAACGCTACATTAATAATGGCAACTTCATCGTCAAATGGAAGATTATAGTACTCATGCATATCTCCACCATTAACAACCAAAAGTTTATAAGCTTCATAAACTGTGATTATAGATGCCATTAAAGTCTTAGATCCTCTACGACCCAATACTAAATGCAACATGCTAAAGTATTCAGCTTTTTGATCGGATGTATCTTTCCCCTCATTAAAGTCATTACCCGCAGACTTATCTGTGTGATACTTGTCCATGTCCATCATCTTCTTAATTACATCTTTGATATTCCTCTCATAGACAAATCCTTCTAACTCTTCATTTTCTTCATTATCATACAACCATTCCCATTCCTCTGTAGTAAGCTTAAGATCATCATTGCCAATAGTATTTTTGTAAAAACACTTTAAAATGACTCTTTGTGACATCCAGAGTGTTAAGCCGTTCTTAACTAGGTTTAGGTATTGTTCTCCATTACAAAAAGTAATTATGTCAACAATTTCTTCATCTTTATCTGATTTCTTGCTTTTAATGGAGGGATTATCAGACTTTATTTTAGATATTATTTCGTCAAGTGGACTGATCGGTTTTTCTTTCTTGGAGCGGTATGCCATAATTGTTATATAGTAGATACATGCAATCATTACCTTTCGGAAAAAATGATTTAATTAGGTTTTTAGACCTATATACTTCAAATAAGTGACCTGAATCTCCTTCAGACGACAACATGTAGATAGTTTTATCGCTTAAAAAGAAAATCTTTTCATTATGATAGAAAACATCTTTAACGTTTTTACAGTCACTAATTACAGTTAACAATTTATTATTGCTAACCCCTCTTAAACAATTATTTCCCATGTCTGAAAAACAAATTACTCCATTCATAATGGCGATTCCTGTGGGACATGAAATTCTTGCATGTTCTAACTTAGACATAGAATATCCTGATTTACCACAACCAACTAATGGAACAGCTTTGCAATCTACCATCTGAAAGCATCTGTGGCAATCCGTAATGCTCCAAACAATTTTTCTACCATCAGAAACAATGTAAGTATCTGAATCATTAACTGACAAAAATTTGTCTTTGAATTGCTTGACACTTCCCTTAGAGATCATGAACTCGAAATCCAACATGACCAAGTCAACCTTACCTATTTGACTTCCACCATCACTGACAACATATAAATTGTTATTAAACGGACAATAAGTTATTGAACTAAGTGAGGATAGATCTGGAATATCAACGCTACATAGCTCTTGGTACCAATTATGGTCTACAACGCCATTTTGTATTTTGCCGATGCCTTCACGATGTATGAAGTAAATATCATCATCTACACAGCAAAATGATCTAACCTCCATACCAATTTGTATGGATGACTGCTCTTTTGTGAGAGGATTTAATTTTATTAACTCACAAGTCATTAAGTATTTCAAATTGAGACTCAACCATTCTACATATGTTGTGCCCGAAGTTAATATCGACTTCTAGATGTTCATCAAATGGTATTACTTGTACTACTTGTCCTGTCTGCTTATAATAACTTTTTAATGTAGGATCGACACAAACAACCATTGCTCCTTTCCCATTTTTATAATACTCTTCTTTAGAATACTTTGCGCTTGCACTCTTTTTTAATGAGACTTCTTTTACAAACCATGCTTCAGGATCACCCCTAAAAGAAACCTCAAAGAAATTTATGTTTTTTGATTTTTTATTCATCGTTTGATATTTTGTTTCACTTTTGTTGGAGACATCAGGTAAAACCTTATCTCCCAAACATAGAATGTCAGAGCCATTACCAATGCAGCAGTGACCAATCTTTTCTACAATCGGTTTCCAATAAGATTGATAAAATTTCGTACCATGATATGGATACATCTTCTTGAATTCGCCAACAGGCTGAATATCTTCAAGAAACAAATCTTTGCTTATACTTAAATGAAGTATCGGAGTTCCATTGCTTTTTAGCGTTATTCCACTGGAGTCACTAGAGTAAATTACTTCAGGATGTTTATTCTCTATTGCTAAACATGCCTTTTCACAGTAATCATTAATTAAATCCATTTTTACGTCATCTGAGACGTTTTCTACTGAAGAAGCAATCTTTATCCAAGAATTAGTGCTGGCCATTGGCATTGGTGCTTCCATCCCCCCCATTTCCTCCATTCCTCCACCCATTCCCATGTCTGGCTGAACTTTAGCATTTTCTTCACTTTTCTTTTTATCTGCGGCTAATTCTTCGCGATAATACTTTTTGACAAGTTTTTTGACTTTACCAATAACTTTGGTAAGCCTAGTTTCACTTTCTTTTTTCTCGTCCTCGTCAGCGAGTTCATCGTTTTCTTCTTCTTCAATGATATAAAGGATTTCTTGTATTACCGCCTTAGCTTCAAAGTAATTCACTTTTCTTTGGAGTTTGTCGCCTTCTTCCATTCCTGAGGCAATATCTACTAACCCGTCATATATTGCGTCATAGTGATCGGCTAAACGTCTTTCAGCCGCAATATCTTCTATAATTGGTTTTGACAAATCTTCAAAAGCAAATTTCTCTAAAGTTTTAATATGATAAGCGTGCTTCTCAGCTAGATTTCTCGCATCTCTTTGAGCTTCCCAAGCATACCTATAGTATTCTTCAGCGTGTTGTGTTAATCGGCTATGTCTAATAGAATAAAAATCGTTAATGGAAAAGCAATACTTTTCGTTTTTCTCAAAAATTTTAATGTGTTTTGTCATATTTCGTCAATAAAAAAGGGTTATGTTTGTATATTTCGTCAAACATAACCCTTTTACCTTGCCTGAAGGTTATTTAGAGATCATCTTCTAATACAGATGCATTTCTATAGTTCTTTTCTCTACGCTCAAAAAACGCAGCCATACCATCACCATCTTGCGTCTCTCCCAAGAATGGGAATGGATTTTTATCACTAGGGAACTTATATTTTAAATTTACAGAAGCTAACCTTTCATTAGCCAAGAATTCAACATAAGTGTTAAGCATGTCAGAGTTAACCCCAAGAATACCATTAGGAAGAATCTCTTTTGAGTATTCTTTTTCAATTTCAACACCAACTTTCATCAACTCAATTAATTCATCTTTAAACTCAGGCGTCCAAATCTCAGGATACTCTACAGCAATTTGATTAATTAACTTAACTCCAAATTCAACATGAAGAGTCTCATCTCGAATAGTGTATTTAATCTGGTCATACAAACCAATAAGTTTGTTTTGTCTACCTAAGGACATAATCAAAGCAAAATTTGGAAAAAACCAAATGCCTTCACAAATCAAATATATTACAAAGAGATTCTTTGTAAAAAGTTGAATTCCTTCTGTAGTAGTTATGTCAAAGCTAGGATCTTCAAACTTTCCAAGCACTGCGGACAAGAACTTCTCTTTCTTAGAAATGGTTGGGATATTTAAATAAGCTTCTGCGACTTCGTTTACATCAAGTCCATAAGCTTCTACACACATCTTGACTGTGTAGTTGTGTAAGGACTCTTCAAAGGCTTTGCGCAACATATACTGCTTACATGCCCCGTCAGTAATGTATTTGCTCTCAGCTTCAGTTATAGAATTGCTAACTAAACTTTCACCAGCAGAGAATAATCCTAAAGTTCTTTTTACGATTAGTCTTTCATCGTCTGTTAGAAGAGCTTTGTCTCTCCACTGTTCAATGTCTTGCGACATGTCAATCGTCTGTGGCATCCAGTTGTTGGCACAACCCTTTTCCCAAAGTTCTAACGCCCAATAATTTGGACTTTGCACCAGTTGACTAACATGATCTTCTTTTACATCAAACAATCTATTTAATTTCTTCATTTTTTCTCCTTATTAAAACTATCCTTCACACATTTCACAACTTCCACCACTCATCATTGCCTCTAAAGAACAAGCATTCGCCGCATCTTCCTCAGGAGTTTCTTCTTTTCGTTCTTGAACAGTAGTTCCTGAAGATTTAGCAATTTGTGAAGCGGCAATCCCTCTTAAGTAATAATTAGATTTTAAGCCTAACTCATTTGAATAGACATAAAGATCGTTTATATACTTTAAACTGGTTTTGTTATTCCAACAATTAAAACTTATTCCCATATCAATCCACTTTTGTCTAGCAGCATTTGCTTCTATAAGTTTGAACTGATCTTTATCAAAGGCATTTCTATATTTTGCCTTATATCTCTCAGGAATATCTAAATCCTTAACGGCTCCATCTGCTTCACGAACTTGATCTGCGAATTCCTTATTCCAAAGACCTTCTTTTTTCATGTCGTTTACGAAATTAGTATTTAGTAAGTAATACTGACCAGATTTGTTTTCATAAACAAAAAGAACGGCCTTATCAGGTTCAATACTTTGTGTACATCCCATCTGATATGAGATAGAAGCATTTGGGGCAATTGCCATAGTATTAGAGTTTCTCATTCCGTACTTCTTTACGTGATCTCTAACGTATTCCCAATCCAAATTTTCCGATTCTTTCGCCTCAACATGATTAGGATTCTTCCATTTCATAAGTTCATTGTAAGTGTCAATTGGGAAAATGTTCTGACTCCATTTAGAGCCTTCATATGTGGAATACTTTCCTTCTTCTTTAGCTAACCTTGAAGAAGTTAAAATGGCATGATATGAGATAAACTCCGCAACTTCATCAGCCAATTGAACTCCTTCGTTACTATCTTGAACCACATCTAACAAATGACAAAGATCATTAAATCCCATTGTCCCAAGACCAATAGGTCTGTGAGCAAGGTTTGATTTTTCAGCTTCTTTTGTCGGATAAAAATTGATATCAATTACGCTATTTAGTCCTCGTATAGTTAATTCAACCGTTTCAGCAAGTTTCTCCGTATCTAGCTTGCCATCTTTTACGTGCTTTGGCAATACAATAGATGCAAGATTACATACTGCTGTTTCTCCAACCTCAGTTTTTATCCCATCTTTATATTCTGAGTGCTTTGTATGTAGGAAAATTTCGGTGCAAAGATTAGATCCATGTAGTGGGCCTTCGTGAGCGTTGCTATATCTCATATTTGCATTATCCTTATGCGTAATCCATGGGTGAGAGGTTTCAAACAAGGACTTTAATACAGTTTTCCACAATTCTTTTGCTTTAATAACCCTAAAGTTAACCATATCTCCATTTCTTGCCTGATTTTCGTATTCCTCATATCTCAAATTAAATTCCTCACCATAAAGGTCTGGCAAGTCAGGAGTTTCAGAAGGACAGAATAGTGTCCAATCGGCATCATTTTTTATTCTATCGAAGAATAGATCTGGACACCAAAGGGCGGTATTTAGGTCGTGACATCTTCTACGCTCCTCTCCCGTTTCCTTTCTCAAATCAATAAAGTCTTCAATGTCTAGGTGCCAAGGCTCAAGATAAGCGCATCCACTACCTTGCCTTTTGCCAGCTTGATCGCAAGCAATTAACATATCGTTATAAACTTTTAACCAAGGGATTAGTCCACTAGATCTCCCATTTGTCCCCTTAATGTGAGAACCCATGGCTCTAATCTTTGATACATGAAATCCAAGACCTCCTGCATACTTTGATTTTCTCGCTTCTTGCCACAAACCATCAAAAATGCCATCAACTGAATCATCTATTTCTGATAGGTAACAACTAGACAACTGATTGTGAGTAGTTGCTGAATTAAACAAGGTTGGAGTAGATGGAGAAGATCGATGAGTAGAATAACAGTTATATAGTGCTATCGCTGCTTCCTCTTTGTTCTCCTGGTTATAGCAAAGTCCCATAGCCACTCGCATATAGTATGCTTGAGGTGTTTCAAAGATCTTTTTGTCAGTACTTTTTCTCAAGAGATATCTATCCTTGATGTTCTGTATTGCCACATACGTCAATAGGTCATCTCTATCAACATCAATAGCATTCGCGAGAACCTTAAGGTCATACCCCAAGTTTCTTGGGTCAAGTCTTCCTTCTTTCACTTGCTTCTTTATATTGCGAATAAAAGCGGACTTATAATCTGCTTCGAAGGTATCTGAATCAACAGACTCTTTAAAAACCTCTTTATAAATACAGTTGCGAACTAGTCTTGAAGCCATTTTGCAATAATCGGGATCTTCATAGGTCTTACTTCTTGCTGCCAATATTAATGCAATATCTATATCTTCAGTCTTAATTTTATCATAAAGACCTATCTCTGCGTCAAATATTACCTCACTGACACACGCATTTGGTAAATCATGACCTGCCCTTTCAACATTTACATTTATTTTATTAACTTTAAATGGCTCTAGTCTACCATTTCTCTTTTTTACACGATGACCCATATTTGTAACTCCTATTATTTTTCTAAATTATATCATGTCTTCGACAGAACAACTGACTACTTCAAACATGAATTGTTTTACATCACTTCTGAAATCACTAATGTCTTCAATTTCATAGTTTAACTGTTTAAGTATATCTCTACCATCTTTCTGAAGATCTAGAGTGTCATTAAAAGTTTCCAATTTTATTAGTGAATCCTTGATTTCGTCAAAAACTTGCAATCTCCAAGGTTCTTTTCTATAAATCTCCATACAATTCAAAAGTCTCAAATCATATACTTGATGTTTATTTGAAAAGTTCCTAGAGATATGGTAACTGTGAGTAGTAGTAACTATTTGGCTAGTATCAAAGCATTTTTTCATTGCCTTAATCAAGGGTAAGTGTCTTCCACTTTCAACATGCTTTTCAACATTAT